CACGTTGAGAATGCAGATCTTCGAGCTAACATGACTTCTAAAGCTTTTACTGAGTTGCTTCCTCAGGTGGGGTGGACATTACCTGAATGGCATTCTGCTGTTGATCGCGAATTGCAGAAAAAGAAGAAAAGATCTTAAATTACAAAGAGGTTTTATGGGTAGAAATGAAAATCTTCCGTTTCATCTTTATGTTAACGTGAAAAATGAATTTCTTGGACCCGCAATGCCTAGTGGATGTACATCTGGAATTTGGTATGGAGTTTATTCAAGACCACATCAGGTTTTATTGTGTCACGTGATGTTGGAATCTGGGGCAAACTGGAGTGGTCTTCCATTGCACGCATTATCGACTTTTGACTATTTTGATGAGAAGCTAGAAAACTTGATGCCCTGGTCTTGCATGGGAGACGATATTCAAACTTTTCACGCAAAATATTTAGAGGGATTGGAGTGCGAAATCATTCGTCCTTCGAAGTATGAAGGTAGACATACTGGGATCATAATTGATTGGTCAGATGGATACAGCAGATACCCTCAAGAACATAAACCTTTAAATTTGATTGAATTATCTTGCGGACAATTCGGATTATTACCAAATAACTTTGTTACATTTAAAGATAAACACTTCACAAGTGATGAAGCAAAATTGAATATGAAATATTATCGTAGGGGAGAGACAGTGTATTGGGAGAAATAATTTTCTATCATAAGGTATATAGTTATATCCCATGAAGATCACAGTAAGACAATTGCGAGACATCATCAAGGAAGAAGTTTCTAGAGTTATTTCTGAAAACACGACCCTAGAACAATCCGCAGAAGATTATGCAAAATTTAAAGAAGGACAAAAGCATCTTGGTCTTTGGCTGCAGCTAGCATCAAAGATTCCAGATATTGATGCGTTAAAAGAAGAAGCCCAAGGCGACTACTATCGTTTTTTTGATGCAGTCAAGAAAAAAGTCCCATCCGCACTCCCAAATTACATAGACATGTACTTCAATATGGATGTGAACCGTGACCAAGCTGAAGAAATGCACAACGACTACGAAAAGTTGAAAGGATTCTTCAAAGAAGCAGATGTAACATCTGAACGTGACGTTCAATACGGTCGTAAAAGAACACAGGTTATTGATATTCGTACGGGCCAACCCGTTGATACCTTAGGTGGAACAGGCGGTTCTTTAGGAACTTGATTCTTCTACAGATAGATTTCTAAATCTAAAAAACAAGAATTAGTTCCATGACGAATATTTATTGTCATGGCATGGTCCATCATACCCAGCAGTAGCTTGGGAGAATGGAAAGTAGAAACGCCATCATGGGCGCAACCTACTGTTTGGTTGCCTGTCGAGGTTGGCTGTTTAGCTAGAGTTTTACCGATCGGTGGACCAATTTGGATGAATGAATTAGTCGTTGTTCTTGAAGAAATGAAAGTAAATGGAACAAAATTTGCTTACAGGGTTGCTGGAAGACTAGGTGAAACAACTCTACCGTATTATGCATTAGACATTCAAATGTATCCCAGCGGAAGCATAAACCGTAGATACTAATGACCAGATTTTTTTGGTCTACCGACATAGGGAAGCACCAACTTGTAATCGCCTGGTTTTTCCAAGATCACTTCTAATTTGACTTCTTCTGGAATCTTCAATCCAAGGTAATTTTCTATTGCTTCCTTTGGATTACGAACCAAATTAGCCTTGAATGATGGATCATCTATCGTTTTTTGTACAAGTCCAGCCTCTAATTCGCTACGAGAAACATTTGAAAAGAGGTTATGCCAATCCCTAGCTCTTTCTCGACTCTCTTCTGTAACTGGTGGTAGATCTTTACTAACCCCCGTTCGACCCTCTGGATGATCTGTCAAATTACCCTCCATAGGCCAGTTATAGAATACATCGTGTCGAGTGGTGATAGCGTCAGGATTGAGTATGGTACCGTAACCATCATCTTGCATGAGCCAATCGCACATATCCTTTGATGCGCTTTCTCCATGGTAATAGTCCCAGCTAGAGTACCAGTCACCTACTCCCAGACGAGGTTCCGTCACTGACATACCGCTGTTTGGGCATCCGGCGCAAGATCCATCTTGGTCAGGCCACCATAGAACTATGATGTCTCTATTGGAATTCGTTTGATCCTTTGCAAACTTTCGAGCATCGTCGTCAGACCAGCCATCCCAGAAATCGTTCTTGGGAGAATGGAGGATGTTCCACTTCTTACCGATCACGTTCTTGACGAGATTGTATTTGAAAGCTGCCACGGTTTTGTCTGACGCTTCGTCGTATTTTGCTGGGTTATAAAACCTCTGGTCTCCCACCTGAGGATTTCTACTAGGAAAGAACACGTCACCTCGGCCCAAGTCACTCACTGTAAAAGTCTTGCCTGTGAAAGGATCGTTGATCGTCTTATCCCAGTTTTCCTCTGGGTTAGTAGCATAATCGCCGAAGGAATCTTGCATCGTCTGGAAGGTGGTTGAGAATCTACCCCACACGTCACCGAAAGCCTTGTTGAGAGGTTCAGGCGTGTCGCTAGAGAAAGAACCCACGAGGCTTTGCATCGCATATCCCGTGATGGCCGCGCCAGGAAAATCTAAGTCAGCAACAACAGCCATGGCTATGTCCATGATTCCCGACACCCACTTCTGGGTAGGATCACCGCTACCGTCTTGCGAAAGCTTGAAATAGGCTTCGTTAACCGTATCTTGGCAAAAGCCATGCACGTGGTCAAGCCACTCTTGGATGTTGTAGCAGTTTTGTTGAAGTTGTTTGATTTGTTCTGGTGTTGGTATTTGTTTCATAAGCAGCTTAAAATAAAGTATAAATTAATCTTTTGAATTAAAAGATATAATCTATAAATGAGATCCGGGTTTAAGGTTGGAGAACTTACAGGCATCGACCCTGGGTATAATGGTGGAATTTGGTTAAGACCTCAATCAGGAATGAATATTTCTGCAGACATCGGTCATGTACATCCAGATGGACTTTTAGTCGTCATCGAGATTGATGAAAAATCATCTTCTAGAGATTATTCGATAAAGGTTGTCTCATCATGCGGAAAAGTCGGATGGACATTTATTAGCAGGTTAAAAAAATTAGACCTTCAAGGAGTATAGTTACTTACGTATGTCTGAAGAATTCAAGAAAGCATGTGGAAATACCCCTCTGATAAAAGTTTCAGATAAACTATATGCCAAATTAGAAACATTTAATCCTACCGGGTCTGTGAAGGACAGAATGATTGCCTATGTGCTATGTAAAGCAATCGAATCTGGTCACATCAAGTCTGGTACTGTCTTGTGCGAAGCGACGAGTGGAAATTCCGGTATATCTTTAAGCGCCTTAGCAGCCAGTATTGGATCGAGATGTGTCATCTTCATGCCGAGTAACATGTCTGAAGAAAGAAAGCAGATGATGCGTGTTTATGGGGCTGAGATTGTCGAGGCACCTCCCAGCGACTTTGAAGCGGCTATAAAGATGAGAGACGAATTTATTGTAGCAAATTCAGGGTCATGGTCTCCGATGCAGTTCAGCAATCCCGACAACGTTGAGTGTCACCGTACGATAACAGCGCCAGAAATATCCATGAAGACTTGGTTGATGGGAGTGAAGTGGTCTGCATTCATCCATGGGTCTGGGACAGGTGGAACAATCGAAGGTATTAGACAATATGTTCGTAATGAATCTGGATTCTTGAAAGACAATGGTCATGTCAAAGTTTGTATGGTCGTCCCCACCGAGTCGCCACACGGGATTCAAGGCATTGGAGACGGAAGAGATTTCCTTGCGAAGCAAGCCGATATGGATGAAACCATCGTAGTGAAGACAGAAGAAGCTATTGAAAGAGCCAAACGGTTTGCAAAAGAAACTGGTTTGCTCGTCGGGATTAGTTCAGGGGCAAACCTTGTGGCTTCAGAACGATGGATAGACACAAACAAGCCCGACGGAATTGTTGTAACTATGTTGTGCGATAGAGGCGAACGGTATATGTCCTTGTACAGATGATTAAAAAGATTGCCTACACCACGAAAGAGTGCTTGGGTCGATTCCATTTGCTATGGCAACTTGAGCAACAGTAGCAGCGTCAGGACACCTGTATTTAAAATAAATGATCTCATCATTCATCATAGTACCTGGCATGTGTCTTGCACCTAAAGCATGACCTATTTCATGAAGAGTAATTGACAACGGATCGATCTCATATCTTCCACGGTATAGTTTAATTTCTCTTCCAAACAATCTTGAAGTCGCGCCAAGAGTCCTTGGACCGGTATCATCGTCTGGATCGACCTCTTTTATCATGTAATTGCAATCATCAAAGTCTGGACCCAACCTGGGAGCTAGGTGCTTCCAGTTTCTTATCGCTGAATCCCAAGCATAAATTGCATCCAGCACTTCTGGCAAATATTTCTTATTCACGTCGACGCAAACTTCTGCTTTCTCCGACACATTTAAAACCTCTCTATTGCCGCCCATGTATATGACCGTTGGACCACATGCAGATGGGCTGATCGACGTCGTAATCATCATCAACAACATCAATAAAGAAGTGACAACTTTGCTAGTTGAACTTCGCATATGAATACGTATTCGTTCAAGAAAACGTACTCAACGGAAATAGGTGCAAATGTAACAATTAAATTGATATGATCATATCATGCCGTACGATCCAGAAAGCCCATTTTGCCAGTGGACACGAAATGTCATCGATGAATTTAAGGGATTGACAAACGAAGAAATCAACCAACGTTTGGATCAACGCTCAAACGAATTTGCAATCCTGATGACGCACATCAATGGTGACTTTAACATTGGAACAGTGCTACGATCTGCAAATTTCCACGGCGCGAGGGATTTCTATTATTTAGGAAGAAAGAAATTCGATCGAAGAGGTTGTGTTGGCGTTCATAACTACACAAAGATGCAATTTATCGATGATATCGATGGCGTCTTTGAAATCAAAAAGAATTACACATTAGTCGCCCTTGAGAACAACATTTCCGAAACCGTGTCTTTATACGATTTTAACTGGAATCTTGAAAAGCCGCCCTGCATTGTAGTCGGCGAAGAATGTAATGGAATTCCGCAAGAAGTGTTGAGTCTATGCGACAAGTTTGTTGAGATTCCAAACTACGGTTCTGTTCGAAGTATGAATGTCGGAGCAGCTGCTTCGATTGCAATGCACGATTATGTGAGCTCTAAGCGCAGGAGAAAGTCATGAAGAAAAGCTTGATTGGTCTCATTAGTCTTCTCGTCGGGTGTGGACCTAACAGGGACTTTGAAGGAAAAAACATCTTTGGTTCTCAAACGTCTGTTGGCGTGACAGTTACTTCATCGGTCTCATCAACTTCATCAGGTGACGGACAACCCTCATGGCCCCAAGAAAATGTTGGTTACAACGTTGGTCAAACCATTTCAGAGTCCTTAACATGGCCAGGATATCTAGAGGGAGATCCGAATACATCACAATTGAATACGTTAAGTCCTCATCAATGGTACGATCCCGATGGGAGCAAGAGTATTAATGCTGTTTTAGTCATCACTTCAAAATACGAATGCTCTGCTTGCGCTTCTGAGGCGAAACAACTACAAAATTTGGCAGAAGACTGGTCTTCACAAGGGTTGGGAATTAAAATTGTAGTTTTAATGACGACAAACAGTGAAGCAAATGGACCACCAACGGCTTCTTCTACATTTCAGTGGAAATCGCAATACGGATTAATCGATATGGCAGTAGGAGTAGATCCGAATTTTACCTTCTCAATTTCATCAGCTTTTGCCACGCCTCTTCATACGATTATCAACCCTCGCGATATGAAAGTGGTAGACGTTCAAGAAGGAAATATCGAAGATTATAGCGCACTGGAGTCAACTGCAAATGAAAACAAATAAACTCGTTCGAGACAATATTCCTGAATTAATCAAAAAATCTGGTAAGGAAGCCAAGTGGGTTAGCGTTGTTAAGGAGCAAAGGATTCCCGCGCTGGTAGACAAACTCAGAGAAGAAGTCGATGAGCTTGTAAAAGCTTCTACTTCGAAAGACGCGAATGAATTTCTAGAAGAAGCCGCAGACGTTTATGAGGTTTTGTTGGCGCTGGTATATCAACACGGTTTTATCGATGCTGATTTAGACCTAAAGACGAAACGTAAGCGTCATGAAAAAGGATCTTTTGATAAGTTCATTTGGCTTAAGAGCATAGAAACAGATGACTGATTATTTCTCTGCATTTCCCATTTGATCATATTCGCTTCCATCACCTTGGTGGTTTAACTGGACAGATTCAGGATCACCTGATTGTTCATGCCCTTGATCAACGGAATCTTCTTCAATTATTTCTCTAATAATTTTTCTAAGCTCATTTAATTTAATTTTCATGATTATTGAGTTAATTATAATGAGATATGAAAAAAGATTTATTAAAAGCTTATATCAGAGAATTGATCAATGAAATGGCAATGGAAGATGTCGAAACGTCTTCTGATCCTCTTGATTGGATAACTGCTGCATACCAAAGCCCAGAAGAATGGGAATCAAAAACTCCTTTTGAGGCAATGCTTAAAGCATTGAGCAAATTTGGATTAAAGCAAATCGGAGAAGGAAGTTCACGATTAGTGTTCGAACTTGACGGAAATTCAGTCGTTAAATTGGCTAAAGATGAAAAAGGTCTGGCACAAAATGAACTTGAAGTCACGGCAGGAAGAGATCCTCAAGTAGAATCGATCATTTCTGGGGTGTTAGATTATGATCCAGAATTTTATTGGGTCGTTTCAAAGAAAGTCATCCCTCTTCATGATGCAGAAGTTTCTAAAGCGGAAAAAATTATAGGAGTTCCGTGGAATGAAGTAAGAAAAACGATGGGACTATCTGCAAGATCAGAATATGATGCAACTGCGCCGGTGGGAGGACAAAAATCTGGGGTTACACAACGAGTTCAACCAGTAGGAAGAGAAAACTGTATGACCGGCAATGACTTTTTATCCGCAATTTCTTCCTTCATGGAAAGGTATAAAGACATGTTGCCAGGGGATCTTGCGAAGTTGTCTTCTTGGGGAATTACAGGTGAAGGATGTTTGGTTTTGTTGGATTATGGAATCACAACAAAGAAGTTCAGAGAACTATATAAACAAAATCAATAAAGATTTTTAAAATATAAAACTTTAACATCTCATGATATGATAAATTCATGAGTACAAATTTGCTTTCAAGAATTTCAAGCACAATGATGTGTGATGGATTGTCTCCTACTCAAGAGATGATCACATATGCAATTGCATGTGACTCTTATGCTGATGGAACAATTTCCGCAGAAGAACTTCAACTTGGAATGTGCAAATATCTTGATCAATCTGCGAGACGATCAAGATCACTTTCTGAAGTCATCAATAGAATCAAAGAACCTTCAATTTCTGAAGTTTTTACAGAATGCACAATCATGATGATTGATGCGGTGTTGAGGTCAAAAGATTTCATTCATAAAGGCCTTAAGGTGACATCAGAAAATAACATAAAAATTGATAAAGGAAAATATGTTAAACCAGATGTGGCAATTTGGAGGGATGACAGGATCATCGGAGTGATTGAATGTAAAACCAGCCTCGGAAGAGCCAGAAATGAATGGGAAAATTCTTTCAATGAAAGAATTAAAATTTTTGAAAGCGTTGGAATCAATAAAGATTTTGTGTTCCTATTTGTTGCGACGGAAAATTGCTGGCAAGGATTTCCAGCTGCTGATCCTCGAACCATGTCTACATGGTTCTCTATTTGTCCCAAAGGAACTTGGTTCGGAGGAGGAAAACAAGGTGAAGTAAAACTTTCAGAAAAAATGAATAAAGAATCTTTGGCGAAGCTAATTGAAAAGCTAAAGCTTCTATAATTTTTCATCTTCTAAAGATTCGTCATCATCAGAATCTTTATCTTTGGATAATCTTTTTTCTGTCTCTTTTTCTTTTCTTTCTTCATCTTGAAATTTATCTTGAGCTGTGTCGAGCTTCGGCGACATAGAGATGTAATCGTACATTCTTCTTGTACTGACTCCTAAAGATTTTGCTGCTTTAGTAGCATCTCCACCGGTTGCAGCTAAAGCTTTCATTGCATCCGAAATTGCTCCGGATTTTTCAATTCTAAATTTTGCGCCAAAATCAGTCAATCCTCCGCCTGGTGTGTTATCTTCGTTTAATAAAGAAGATTCAATAATTTCTCTTATCAGCTGTCTTAAAACAACGATTTTTGGATCAATTTTGCTCATTTTATTTGTCATAACTATTGTATCAATATATCTTTTTTATATTGTTGATACATATTCTCGTGAGCACTACGCAAATAAAAGGCAGCCAGATACAAGATGGTACGATCAAGTCGGCAGATATTGATGATGATCTTGAAAAAGACTTCACTAAATCTAGGATTTCAATCAATGATTCTTCGTCGGGGTTCTTATCATCAAAAATCCTTGCTGGAGATAATATAACGATCAACATAGTTGGTTCATCAGGATCAATTCAATATCTTGCAATATCTGGATCTGCTTCTGGCGGCGGGTCTTCAGGACAAGATTTCTTTTCTAGCGCAACGACTAATTCCATCATCGCAACTGGATCTGTCGCACTTCGTGGACAAGAACAAATAAGTTCTCCATCCGCAAAGGGACAAGATGTTTTCTTCTATGTTAGCGGAACGCTAGGCAGTTCGTCTTCTCCCAAAATTTCATTATTTGGAGGAGACGTTGTAGTCTCTGGTTCATTAAATTCAGCAGGCGGATTATCTGTAACAGGAAACTCTGTGATCTCTGGAGATGGAGCGTTTCTAGGAACATTAACGGTTCTAGACGACGTAAATGTTGAAGGAAAAATTAACATTTCTTCAGGCGCAGACGTAACAGGATCTGTTAAATTTGTCAACGGATTGAGCGGATCACTGACAAATTTAATCGATGGATCTTCATATCTTATAGCAGGTCCAAACGTAGCTATAACTACGGGATCTAATGGATCAATCACAATTTCATCGAATGTGTCTGAAGGATTTCAAGGACCGCAAGGAGTCCAAGGAAGTACTGGTTCACAAGGCGTTCAAGGAGAAATTGGTGTGACGGGTCTCACAGGGCCGCAAGGTCCTCAAGGAGAAGTAGGGTCAGTAGGATCGCAAGGTGCCACAGGAAACCAAGGGCCTCAAGGGTTGATTGGTTCTCAGGGTCCTCAAGGCTATGCTGGACCTCAAGGATACCAAGGCGAAACTGGTCTTCAAGGCGTTATGGGAAATCAAGGCCTTCAAGGAAGTACTGGTTCGCAAGGCCCTCAAGGAGAAATGGGGTCCACAGGACCACAAGGTCTTCAAGGAAACCAAGGACCGCAAGGAGAAACCGGATTGCAGGGTTCTCAAGGGTACCAAGGGCCGCAAGGACCACAAGGTCTTCAAGGAAATCAAGGTTCACAAGGATTAACAGGGCAACAAGGTGTTCAAGGTGCACAAGGAAGTCAAGGGTCTCAAGGTAACCAAGGCGTTATAGGAGCACAAGGAGAGGCTGGTCCTCAAGGATGGCAAGGTCAAATAGGACAGCAAGGATCCCAAGGTTTTCAAGGACATCAAGGGTATCAAGGTGAAACTGGATCTTCCGGTCCTCAGGGTACACAAGGAAGCCAAGGATCAACAGGGCAACAAGGTCTTCAAGGTTCACAAGGAAATAACGGAGATAATTTCTTTTCTAGCTTAACGAGCGCATCGATTATAACAACGGGTTCTTTGGCTTTAAGAGGACAAGAATCGATTAGCTCACCTGCAGAAAAAGGACAAGATGTTTTCTTCTACGTCAGCGGAACCTTGGGTTCGATATCTTCTCCTAAAATTTCTCTATTTGGCGGTGATGTTATAGTATCAGGATCCTTAAATAGCGCCGGTGGATTGTCTGCGACTGGAAATGCAATTGTGTCTGGAGATGCTGCAATTCTAGGAACTCTTAATGTCTTAGATGATATTAATATTGACGGTGAACTTTCAGTTTCAACTGGTGCTACTTTTACGGGAGCAGTTACAGTTAGTGGAAGCTTCGAAGTAGCAAAAGGTTATAGCTTTAACATAGGACAAGCTTCAGTGACTCAAACAGGTAGCTTGACGTCTTCTGTTACTGTCAATTCTGCTTCTGGGGTCATAACGACCGTGAATGCTTCTATAGGTTCAAACAACTCACAAAGTTTTACAGTAAACAACAATGTCGTGACTTCAACTTCAGTCGTTGTTGCTTCTATTGGAGACTATTCAGGCACATTTGGAACCAACGGACATCCATATATTCATGTAGATTCAATAACCAACGGATCTTTTAACATTAGAATAATTAATTCCCATAGTTCCAGCTCAATAAATGGAACATTTAAAATAAAATTCATAGTATCATAATAAGAACACCAATACCTTTTAATCTTGGTGCATCGATTACAACAAATTTAGATAAAGAAAATTAAAATTCTTTGTAATGAAAAATTCTATAAAGAATTTGTAAATCATGAAATAAATATTTCTGGCATAGTTTGACGTGCGGATGTTGCTGTGCGTTGAGCATGATCTGTATTTCTAGAAAGGATTTGATCATGGCTGTATTGTCTAGACGCAATTTTGGGAATATAGAGATATTAAAAGTCTCTAGTAATCCGAATGGAAGTGTATCTGCAGCTGCAGGTTCATTGGCAAAAAACATAAACACAAATAATCTTTATAAAAATGATGGAGGAACTTCATGGACATTAGTTTCTCCAACAAACTCCATCAATCCAACTCAAATATCGGGTCAAGGTGGAGGAAGTGGACAAGGGGCTCAGGGTGCACAAGGACAAACAGGTGCATCAGGACCAGCCGGTGCGCAAGGCGCACAAGGTCCTCAAGGGCCACAAGGAAATAGCACACAAGGAGCGCAAGGCGCACAAGGTCCTCAAGGGACACAAGGTGTACAAGGTCCTCAAGGAGATCAAGGTGCACAAGGGCAGCAAGGATCACAAGGAGCTCAAAATTCGCAAGGACCTCAAGGGGATCAAGGAACGCAAGGACTTCAGGGGGCTCAAGGAGACCAAGGCGCTCAAGGGCATCGAGGGTTTCAAGGAGTTCAAGGAAATCAAGGATCGCAAGGAAATCAAGGATCGCAAGGAAATCAAGGAAATCAAGGAGCTCAAGGATCGCAAGGGCCAACAGCCAGTATGCAAAGTTTAGGATGGTCTGGCGGGGCCGCAATGAATATCGGATCTGGATCTGGATTGTCTTTAGTTTCAAGACAAATTATCACTGGGTCTGCAGTAACCACAGTGACATTCTCTGGATTAAATGGCGATACTGACAAAAATTATTTTTTAAAATGTTTCATTAGAAACGTAACAACAGGTAGCTTACCGATATACGTCAATTTAAAGCCAAATAGCGGAACTTCGAACCAAAGAAACTCATTTCTTTATCAAGATGGATCTACACAAGGAGCTGGAATTCTTGGAAGTACTAGCTTAATACAATTGCTTCAAGGAACTGCTGGATCTGAAGGAATAGCGACTTGCGAAATTTCAGCAAGAACAGGAACAAGAAGAACGTTCTTTGGTACTTCCGTACATTGGGATTCAGTTAATTCCATTTTTCAAACCACCCGTTGGGGAGGAAACTGGAACGACACTTCAACGAATATCACTTCGCTAGTAATCGACACCATGTCAAACAACGCAACGTCGACAAATGCTATTGGGGTTGGTAGCGAGTTTTACCTTTACAAGTATGGAGTTTGATCATGACGATATTATCTAGAAGAAACTTTAATAATATAGAAATTTTAAACGTTGATAGTTTAACTAGCGTAACTGCATTGCCAGGATCTCTTGCAAAATTATCATCATCAAATTCAGTATATAAGACGCTAGATGGATCAACATGGTCTTTGTTAAGATCTCAATCCAGCAGCGGTCCACAAGGTGCTCAAGGAAATCCAGGATCTCAAGGTCCTCAAGGAGCATCTGGAAATGTGGGAGCACAAGGATATCAAGGAAGCCCAGGAGATGCTGGTGATCAAGGAGATCCAGGCGCGCAGGGTTCGCAAGGAAACGTTGGACACCAAGGCCAACAAGGAAATCCTGGTCCTCAAGGGGCTCAAGGATCAACCAATGAATCTGGAGATAAAGGACCTCAAGGACTTCAAGGTCCACAAGGCGTTCAAGGATCTCAAGGATCTCAAGGATCACAAGGCGTTCAAGGATCTCAAGGATCTCAAGGAAATCAAGGAGCTCAAGGATCGCAAGGTTTGCAAGGTTCTCAAGGAGTGCAAGGAACCCAGGGTGATGCTGGTTCTCTAACGTCAGGAGGAGGAATTTATTTAGTACAAAGTCAAACTGTAACAGGATCGTTTGTTTCATCCGTAACTTTTTCTGGGTTAGATGGAAATGCTCATAAAAATTATCTTTTGTTTTCAAGAATTTTTATTGGTGGATCTGCGGCAACTCCATATTACGTTCAATTAGAATTAAATGGATCTTCTTCTGATGCAAACATTAGAGAAATTTCAAGATTCACAACAGCTGCGTCTACTTTTTCTAGAAGAACGAACAAACATTTAATGATTAATAATGGTTCATCTGGAAGCTATTATATCACAAAAACAGATATGAAGACTTCAAGTTCTTATCCCAGATATATTAAAGATATCGGTGGAGGATATTTCACTGCAGCATCTTCAAATGCAGTTTTTGAAAATGCAGCAAGATGGGATAATACAGCTGATAATTTAACGTCTTTTAACATCTCTAGTTATCTTAGCTCGAGTAATGCTTCTGCATCAGTCATTGCATCAGGCAGCTCGTTTCATCTTTACAGGTATGAGGTATAATCATGGCGATTTTATCAAGAAGAAATTTAGGATCAGTAGAAGTCTTACGTGTTAATTCAAATCCAAACGGAGTCGTATCTTCTACTGTTAAATCTCTTGCAAAACACATAAATGGCAATGTTTATGAATGTCAAGGCGGAACAAGTTGGATTCTTCTTCAGACATTTTCAAACGTAAAACCGTCTGCTTCTTCTGTCATCATAGGAGACGGATCAGGACCTCAAGGTGCGCAAGGGCCTCAAGGTTCGCAAGGATCTCAAGGACCTCAAGGCTCGCAAGGTGCACAAGGACATCAAGGGTTTCAAGGTCCTCAAGGATCTAAAGGAGCACAAGGAGCACTAGGGGCACAAGGTTTCAACGGTTCACAAGGTCCGCAAGGATCGCAAGGATTGCAGGGTCCACAAGGTGCTCAAGCAGCGAAAGGCGCTCAAGGTCCACAAGGATCTCAAGGATCTCAAGGATCACAAGGCGCATCAGGAGCAAATGGAACGCAAGGAATTCAAGGAAATTCTGGTACTCAAGGATCTCAAGGTTCGCAAGGTTCTCAAGGTGTGCAAGGATCTCAAGGAAATCAAGGAACTCAAGGATCACAAGGCTCATCAGCTGCAGCAGGAAGCAGCTTGGTTTTAATAGCTAGCGATAACAAAGCTTCAAACGGACAATACGTCGACTTTAGCGGACTAGACGGAGATACTCAAAAAATTTACATTATTAAACAAAGAATTGTTAAACCAGTAACAACAAGTTATACATACTACTTCTATCCTAACCAAAGCTCTTCTGGTTTGTCTGTCATAAACCATTATGCATATTGGACAAATAGCCCAAATACTGGAAATACCGGCGTCAATTCAGTTAGCAGCAATTCAACAGGAGCATATGCATCTTCTGGAGGTATTGATATATGGAATGTAACCATGTATGTTTTCGCAGAAAGACCGAATAGAATGGCGATAACAGAATTATCCCGATACGGGGTAGCATCATCAACTACCGTTTATGAAATGAATCAACCTTTTATAAGGTGGTCAAACACAACTGACAATTTGACGTCAATACGTCTTGCTTCAAATAATGCATCTGGATTTGGTGCAGGAACTGAAACGTTCTTATACAGATTGGAAGTTTGATAAAATTAAAAATTTATAGGAAAATCTTTCATGCGAAATTTATCTGAAGTGCATGGATTAGAGCTAATAAGACGTGCTGCTAAAGAAAAAATAAAGCAAGAAGAAAATCGATCCAGGGTTTGGTCAGATATCATGAATTGTTGGGGGTTTTTTGCAGAAAATCCAAACGAACAAGATGTTTTCATGATCATAGGATGTTCAAACCCTGGTGACATGTTTATTCCTCGCAAATATGGTCCTTACTTATTCACTGTGCCTGACTGTAAATTTTTAGAAAATACTTCTGATAATGATCCACATGTTATTTTAGAATTAAAACAACTAATTGTGGATGAAACACAAGTGTTTGGACTTGAAATGTTAAAATCAAATCCGCCGATGATTTGCCAACTTTTAGCATATCATAAATCAATGTTTAAAATCGCTTGGGAATCGTTGTCTTAGATACTTAACAATATGAGAGATGATCAACATTCGGGACTTAAGTTCCGAATTGGAGATATTGTCATACCTGTAAAAAAGTTTCATCCTATCATGTTGCGAAAAAACGCATATGAGTGGATGTCAGATTGGGAAACATGTCCCTCTTGGCCCATAGGTTCTTCAGGCGTTATTTTAGAAATAAAAGTTGATATGGACAGCATAGGACAAGTTATGATTAAAATCATGACGCCTTCGGGAACAGGATGGACAGATTGGTGGAATGTTTCTCATGCCTTTGAAGAATGAAATCTTTTTGATTTAATTTCTTCTATCAAAAATCGTCTATGACCTTCATCAGAAGACAAATATTTTCTTGCGTCTCTTTCCACACGAGGGTTATAACATTTCCAAGAATCTCCGTGACCAATTGCAAGATGACATTCATCTTTTCCCATGCATAAAGTTATGAGATTATTTTCATCAAGTTCCAATTTTTCATTCACATGAAAAGGAATTATATGATGAACCTGCAATTTTTCAGTTCCTCCGCATGCAGCACATGTTGGATTCAAAGAAAGAAAATTATCTCTTACTTCAGACCAATCTTTCGATCTTCGTTTTTCTTTCTTCTTTTCTCGAATCTTCGATGTAAAGACTCGTAACTTGTGTCGTAAAGCTAGAAACATTGATTATCTACGATGGTCGGCTTTAGGAGTAACATGCCAATTTTGTGTGTACGGATCGATGAACACCCCTGGCTCTTGAGCAAGTGGAGGAACCGGTCCATAGCAATCTTCCATGTCAAACTCTGGTTCCATTAAATGAGCTGAAATTTCATCTTCTTCTTTTTTTCTCTTCTTTCCCAAATAAGGAATTTCATCTCTTTGAGAAAGATGAGGAGACATTAAATTTGTTAGATGAGGACCATCTACGTTGCTATAATATGCTTCTTGCAAAATGCAACGTATATAATGTCTTAAGATAAAATCTTTTGAGCTATTCATCAAGATTAACTATCTTATTCATGAAAGTTTTTATTGTATTTATATGCTGAGGTCTTTACTACCGAATGACATATTGATGTAATTCCATAAAAAACTAAAAACGCAAAAATGTAAGGATGTTGTTCAATCCAATTTTGGAACATTTTAGTTCTCCTCTTTTTTTGTTTTTTTATACAATTTCATGCTCTCTGAAATTTTTCTTTTTTGTTCTTCGGACATTTTTCGTCCTTTTCTATTTTTTGGACTTTTAGTTTGACCAGTATAAATTTTAGAATTTAATGTGTTCGTAATTGCATAAACGTAATAAATGATATTTCTCATGCATGTAAGTATACATAAGGTTACTTTCGCCGCATAATGCGTCCCCGCGTGGTATCGTAAGGCGACACCTCAATGATAACCTCATCGCCGGGCAAAACCATAATGTGGTTTTGTCTCATCTTACCTGACAATGTTGCTAAAACAGTTTGTCCTGTTGTAGTTTTAACTTCAAACAACGTTCCAGGAAGCGACTCAACTACTTTACCGATTAATTCCATTCTATCTTCGCGATCATTCATATCATGACGATTCTTCTTCATAAACTAACTCTTCATTCTCCTTTTCTTCAATTTCATCACCAGAATCTTTTCCAAGTCCTGGTGGAACTCCGTATGTTATGCCTCTGCCTGGTTGACTTAACCTAGCACCATTCATTGCAATTCCTGCAGTCCATCTAAGATTACGTTCCATTTCTTCCCTGATCATTTTTCTCAGGGCCAACATTGTTATCTTCATGATTCATACCTATTTCGAGGTTCATGAGTTGTAATTCTTTCGATAAACTTAAAATATCTTCCGCATCAACAGTGACGATCATATCATCAAAAATAAATTCTAAAATTGATCCATTATGAATTGGATAGACATTTAGAATATTTTTTTTAGAATGAAAGAAATCATCTAGATTTAATTCTTTTAATATACAACTAGATGTTAAAATGATCAGCTCTTTTGTTTTTGGATGAATGCCACAAGAAACGATAGAAATTGATCCATCATCATAAAACGATTCAATCGTATTCATGAAATTCGGAAGATCAAATTCACAATTTCCTGAAATTGAATATGAAGAACTATTTTCAATCATTAACTTACCTTAGATAGCTCGCTTGAAAGAAAAGGTCCTTCTATTAAATCTTCAAAAAGAACATAATGATTCAAATGATAGCTTTCAGAAACATTTTCTACGTGTTTACTAGGATAGCTGTTTGATGGTTTAGAACATACAACTATACCACACTTTGTTTTAAAGATGTGATAAACTAGGTCTCCGTTGTTAATCTTATTTAGCAAACTTTATACCTTGGAATCATTTAAAACGACGGCGTCCAAAGTCATAAACAACTTTGCTACAGAAGTTGAATTTTTTAGGGCCGTTTTTGTCACTTTGGCTGGATCAATTATACCTGCTGCAATTAAATCGATAAACCTTCCAGTTGATGCATCATATCCTAATTTTTGACCCTTATTTCTTAGCATTTCATCTTCAACAACGTCAGATGATTTATCTGAATTTTCTACGATTCTTCTCAACGGAGCCTTGCAAGCTTTTAAAACGACCTCAATTCCTGCAAGAACATCTCTATCATGATCTGCACTAAGAAGAACAGCTTTTGATTCTTCTGCAGCATAGAACAATGCTGAACCTCCTCCGGGAACGATTCCATCTTCTGCTGCCGCTCGAGTTGCATGAAGGGCATCTTCTATTCTGTACTTTCGTTCGATCATTTCAATTTCAGTTGCACCTCCAACCTTAATGATTGCAACGCCTGAAGATAATCTTGCAATTCTCATTTTTAATGCAGACAATTCTTCATGACCCAGCGTAATGTCAGTAGCTCGTGTTCTCAAATCTTCTACATGTGAACTTACTTTTTCTTGAGAAGATTCTGTTCCAACAATGGTCGTAGATTTTGCATCTACTACAATCTTCTTTGTTTTACCAAGCTCATTCAACGTAGCTTTGTCTAAAGTGATTCCATTAATGCTTGAAATTAATGTAGCACCGGTTAGAACGCAAATGTCATTCAAATAGTCGGTTCTTGATGGACCAAATCCAGGTGCTTTGATTGCAACAACCTGTAATTGAGTTTTAACTCTATTTAGAACCAACCCCTGTAAAGCTTCTCCTTCAACATCATCTGCGACGATCAACAGAGGTTTTCTTACTTCAACAATTCTTTCAAGAATTTGAAGAATTTCCTTTATCGTAGAAATCTTCTTGTCTGTAACTAAAACGTATGCATCATTATACATTGAATGCATTTTTTCGTTATTTGTAACGAAGTAAGGAGAAAGATATCCTCTGTCAAATTGCATGCCGTCGACAACATCAAAGCTAGTTGCAGTTCCTTTTGCGTCTTCAACTGTTATGATTCCATCTTTTCCAACCTTATCCATCGCTGCAGCAATGATTTCACCAATTTTTTCATCACCGTTTGCGCTAATCGTTCCGATTTGTTTTATTTTTTCTGATGATTCAACCGGAGTAGACATCATCGACAGAAAGTTTGTAATAGTCTTGGAAGCTAGATCAAATCCTTCACAGAGCTTTTTTGAATTGTATCCAGCATCAAGTAATTTGACGCCGTCTTTTACCAAAGCATGAGTTAAAACAGTCGATGTTGTCGTTCCATCTCCAGCGACATCGTTGGTTTGAGAAGCAGCTTCTCTTAACAGCTGGGCTCCCATCATTTCCAAAGGATCTGGAAGCTTGATCGATTTGCTTACAGTTACTCCGTCCTTGGTTATAATTGGAGAATTATTACCGTTTTGAATTAAAACTGTTTTTCCATTCGGACCCAAAGTGCAGCTTACGGCTTCAGCAGCTAATCTTAGACCGTTGTAAAGCTTCTTTCTTGCGTCTTTTGAAAAGACAATCCCAACATTACTTTGCTCTTGTTCAGATGACATATGTCATCATATTAAGATCAATAGCAAAAATGTACATACGTTATGAAACGTTATTCTTTCGTAACTTTAACGTATACTGGTTGCCCTCGGCGCCAAGCAATTGCAACATCACCTTTTTTGTAGTCATGAAGTAATGCAACTAATACCATCTTTTGTTGAGGGTCATTGACAGTATCAATATATCTTTTTAATCTGCATGCAGAATAATCGATCAAATTTCTCTTTTTTGAAGATGAAAAATTTTGTTGAGTAACATGCAATGTAAATTCAGTGCACGACTCTAAAGTTGTATTTTGTCCGGTAGTACCTCTAGTTCGCATTTTAAGCTTGTTGTTTTCTAGAGCTTGTTGATCATAAGTAGGCTTTGGTCCGAACATTTACATTAATTCTCCATCTTCAATTTCTATTAAAGATGATTATAATCTAATTCAACGCTTACTGTAATTACACAAAACTGAAAAATTATTTTTTATCATATTTCCTGGACATTTTTAGAGCTTTATCTTTTTTTACTCCTCCTGCCATATAAACTTTCATTTTATAGTCTGCAGAATCGGTGTCACCGTCTCCATCCATGTCTTCTTTTTTATTTTCTTCTTCTTTTAACTCATCAAGGATAAATTCTCTTATTACTTTTTTTAATTTATTGATGTCAGAAGATTCACCAAATTTTGATGCGGCTGATTTAACACCTCTGGCCATATACATTGAAGGATCAACTTTGGGTGCTTGCATAGATTTATATCCTGCAATGTATTTTGAAGGATCTTCTGCTTTCTTTGCATATAATCCATCAAGAGTATCATCAATCATTTGTTTCAACTTTGGCTCATCTTCAGGACTTTCTCCTCTTCCAGGATCGACCATAAGATGCCATTCAGTAACTTTTTCTTCGATGTATCTTCTAAATTCTGGATCTAGTTTTAAGGGATGATCATCGCTAAGATTATCATCTCGCTTCAACATGTTTTCTAAGGTATCATATAAAACCATGTCATCTATTCCACCTGGAACTGCAAATATGTGATCTTCTAAGTCATCTTTGCTGAGAAATAATTTTCCGTCTTTTGAAGTAGGAGCAGCCTTAAATGCAGCTTCTTTTCCTTCTGGGCTCATTAATGTCGTTACTGTTTCTCTAATCAACTTACGTAACTCAGATAAGTTTATTTTCATGGTTTCATTCCTCTCAACATTTTCTGCTTCAATTGCTGCAATCTGCCCTCTTGCTTTCTTTTTGGACGTATGGCAATTACGGTGCTTTTTTCCTTTTTTATCCGTGTATGACAAAACGTACGTACCACTATCACCATCGGATTGCTTGCATTTTTGTTTTCTTATCGTATAAGGCATGGTCTAATTATTTCTTGCTCGTTGAGAGTCCCATGTCTTTTGCCCATTTTTTAATTTTCTTTTTTATATCATCAGGTACATACACGCTTCCGTCATTAAAAGCAGAATCATCTAAAAGTTCTTTATCATAACTTTCTTCTGGATGAGATCCTGCTTTAATATCGTGAACTTTAACAAATTCTCTGATTAACTTTCTTAATGTTAGTTCTTCTTTGTCCATAACAATACTTATATTTAAGGTGTGAACTAATGAAAAACTACCACCTTATAAGTTTTTTATTTCTATTGACTATAATGTCTTGCGCAGCAAAAATTGAAGACACAAGCGAAGACATAATAAAAAGTTCAATCGGTGGAGAAGGTTACGGTCCTTATCCATTAATTGACTCAAAAGAATCGAAACATGAAGAAAATGAAAATTACTGGGATTGCGGATCAGAATGGATCGTAGTTGAAGGACCTGATGGAAAATTGATAAATAAGGAAATACCTCTTCAATGCGATCCTCATGCAGATTTTTATGTAGGATGCCCTACTGAAATTAACTTAATACAAAAATAAAAAAGGCCCTGGTTTCCCAGAGCCTCATTCGTATAAACTAATTTAAAAATCAGTTTCCGCCTTGCCCACCAGCACCGCCAACAGATGAAGTAGATCCGCCTTGCCCACCGGTACCCTTTGATCCGCCGGCTGAGTCAGAAGAGCCACCGTCTCCTCCTGCGCCGCCAAGACCACCCTCACCACCTGAGCCTCCTTGACCCCCAGTAGCTGATGAAGTGACAGTCACGGTCGCGGACGTTGACCCTGTCTCTGACTTCTTGTCCTCGCAACCGAAGACAAAAGCCGCAACACAAAAAATTGACAATACTTTCTTTGACATTTTATAACCTTTCGATACCATCTAATGAAAGATGTTATCAACGATTATATCACGACATCAAGAATGTTTATACTAAGAAAGTTAAATCACTTTCCTTTAAGAATCTTAGAAACAGGTTTTGTAGACCACATGCGGCAGGCCCAGTAGGCTGCTTTTGTTCTATCTGAAGCTCTGGGAGTACCGCATCCATGTCTGGCTCTAAAAGATTTTCTTGCCTTTGGATTATCTCTACGAATTTCCATGTTAGGATCTCCGAATTCGACTTTTTTCACATTACCAGTTTTTTCATCTTTGACATAAACTTTGTATTTTTTTACGTCGCCACGCATCGGTTTTCCTAGAGAAACTTCCCTACCTTTATACTCTGCTTCTAAGATAACTTCTTCTGAAATAGTTTCAAAATCAAGCTCAAACTGGTCTAAAACGCCAAAGGCTTCAAGCATGACAGCTTCTTCTATAATTTCTTTAAGGATTTCAGGAGTAATTTTCATGTTTCATCTTCCTTAGAATCTTCTTCTTCAATTCCGTCAGGAAATCCATCGTAGTATAACTCTTCTGGGTTGTCTACTGGTTCACCGGTGGACGGTTCATAACGCCCAGGAGGATAATTAATTTGTCCCAAGACCTCTTTAATTAATTCTCGTAATTGTCTTACAGTTATCTTCATATGATATTTGATATATATCCCATAAGGTAGAAGATATGCATAAAGATTTAACCCACAACGGTCGAGATTGGAACGAAGGGCACCCAGATCATGAAGGTGAAATGGCTACTTCTCAATTACATAGAATATCTGACATGGCAAACATGTTGTTAAATATCATTGGAGAAAATGATGAATTACCCGGGTGGGTTCAATACAAATTAGGACGTGCATATAATGATATGTCTGACCTATTTGGGTACATAGAATCAAAATCTCATAATATTCCTTGTGATGATGATGGAATGATGATCGTCGACTTAGATCATGTGATGGTTCAAGAAGCAAAAAAGAAAAAAGGCCAAAAGGGTCTTTGGGCAAACATAAGAGCAAGAAGAAAAGCAGGAAAACCTAAACTGAAGCCAGGACAAAAAGGATATCCAAAAACTCTAGACGTTTGATTTGAATTAAATAAAATAAAAGGGTTATTTATATGGCGATATTAATTTGTCACGCTGCTATTGCAGCTATCAGCATAGGTTTATTCATTGGAACGTTAAGAATAAAGAATGGATCCATTCCAAAACCTTCATTATCAAGCAGCAGGAACCTAGATTTTCCAGATGATTTTCATTTTTGGAATTAATCATTTATCTTTTGAAGATATGCAGAGTTAATGTGTACTTATAATCAAAGATCATGAGCATTTTTCGTGAACATAAAACAGTCGCTGACCGAACTGCGTCAGACCGCAGAAGGCATAAGCAAAAGATCGAAAAAGCTATTCGAGACGGTATTCACCACATCGTTGCAGATGAAAGCATCATCTCAAAAGATGGAAAACAAAAATATAGAATTCCAGTTAGGGGAATAAAAGAATATCGATTTGTTTATGGCGATAACGGAAAGCAGGTCGGCTCTGCACCTGGAAAAGATATTAAACGTGGACAAAAGATAGGAGACCAACAGCAACAGCAAGGTGGTCAACCTAATAAGGCCGGCGGCGACAAGGGTGAAGAATACTATGACGTAGAAATCACCCATGAAGAATTAGCCCAGTATCTCTTTGCTGAACTGCAACTTCCAGAACTTCAAAAGAAACGCCTAAGCAACATTGATACAGAAAAGATGAAGCGTAAGGGATACCGTCCGCAGGGAATTATGCCCCGTCTGGATAGAAAAAAATCCGCTATCGCTCGTATCAAGCGAATGAAAGCCGCAGGGTTTGATCCAGAAAAAGCAGAAGAAGGCGAGACATTCTCTTTTCATGAAGATGATCTAAAGTATCGCCATTACAAAGTCACAAAGAAGCCTTGCACGAATGCTGTCATCTTCTTCGTCATGGACGTCAGCGGATCCATGAGCCAAGAAAAGAAGTTCCTTGCAAGGTCTTTCTTCTTCCTTCTTTATCAGTTCCTACGTCTCAAGTATGAAACAATAGAGATTGTGTTCATCTCCCACGACACAGAGGCTCAAGAAGTTGAAGAAAAAGACTTTTTCGAAAAGGCTTCCACTGGTGGAACGAAGGCATCTTCTGCTCTAGTCATGGTCAATGACATCATACAAAAGCGTTTCCATCCTTCATCTTGGAACATCTATATGTTCCAGTGCTCTGACGGTGACAACTTCCCAGAAGACAATGAAAAATTTCTAGAAGAAACAGCAAAGTTAACCTCTGTTGCCCAGCTGTATGGTTACTGTGAAATCGAACCAGAAATTAGTTGGATATCAGATCCTGGAAAGCTGTACCAGCTTCTTAGACCGCACCAGGGACCTAGACTAAAAGAAGTCAGGATCAACAAGCGTGAAGATGTTTGGCCGGCATTTTTGAGCCTCATGGGCGGAACACAAACGGAGGAGTGACATGGATTATAAACTAGAAGATCTAAAAGAATGGGATGAAAAGATCGTCGCTCTTGCCAAGAAGCACAACCTTGACTGGTATGAACTAGACTATGAAGTCATTGACTATCATGAAATGATCGGCGCCATGGTGCACCACGGTATGCCCTCCATGTATTCTCATTGGTCTTTTGGTAAGTCTTTCGAACAGACCATGAGACGATACAACGTCGGTATGGAAGGTCTTCCCTACGAGCTTATTATCAACTCTGATCCTTCTCTTGCTTACCTGATGAGAGAAAACCCGCTCTACCTCCAGATACTCATCATGGCCCACTGTGTTGGTCACAGCGATTTCTTCAAGAATAACAGGATGTTCAAGAACACCAGACCAGAATCAGTCATCCAACGTCTGAGGTCTGCAAAGAAGAGAATTCAAGGGTACGTAGAAAATCAGCACATCGGAATTGAAGTTGTTGAAAGAACCATCGACGCGTGTCAGGCTCTTCAATTTCAAACGACCAAGTACGGACAGGTAAGGCGTCCCCATGCTGAAATTAAAGCTGAATATGTCGAATTGATCAACAATGACAAGGACGGCAGATATAAAAACTTCAACATAGACATGGTTCCGATCGAACCAGACTATGATCTACTAGGTTTCATAGAAGAAAATGCAAAGATCCCAGAATGGAAACGAGACATCATACATGTCTGTCGTGAAGAAGGTCAATACTTCTGGCCCCAGATCCAAACCAAGATAATGAATGAAGGCTGGGCATCTTACTGGCACTATACGCTGTGCCACGAATTAGAACTTCCAGATGGACTTCATTTGCCCATCGTTAAGATGCACAACGCAGTTGTTCGTCCACATGTCGGCGGAATTAATCCATACCATCTTGGATTCCACCTATTCCAGAAGATCAAAGAACGTCATGGCATTGATGAATGCTTCTTGGCACGTGAGGTCTGCTATGATGCATCATTCCTACGACAGTACTTGACAGAAGAAGACTGCGTTGAGCTCAACCTTTTCTCATATTCATCAAAGAAAAAAGCGGGAGTTTCGATCGACGATGTCTCCGACGAGATAGGGTGGGAAAAAGTTAAAGATGAACTGATCAAGAACGTGGCGGGCGGATCAATCCCGGTGGTCTACGTTGATGAAATGAAGAGAGACGGAATGTTAGTAGTACGTCACGAGCACGACGGCAGAGATTTAGAAATAAAACACGCAAACGAAGTCGTCGAGCATATTAAATATCTTTGGGGTGGACCGGTGAGATTTTATACGCTTCTCGAAGAAGAACCGTGGGAAATCGATTAACTTCAAGAAAAAGAAAGAATACATATAGATCATGAGCATCAAAAAGCAACTTCTCCAACAGATCAAGGCACAACGCGAAGAATCAAGCAAGAAGAAGAAATTCTCTGGCAATCTCATGGACTACATCGAGATGGTGGAGAAAGATCCTTCTATCGTCAAATCAGCGCACAAAAGACTCTACGATGCAATAGAAGAGCACGGATCTTATGTGATGCCGGATTCTGACCCACGTAAATTTAAGGTCTTCGATGGAGATCAAGTAAAGATCCACAAGTACTTTGAAGGCGAGTTCTTCGGAATGGAGAACGTCATCGAAAAAGTCATGAGCTTCTTGTCATCCGCAGCTCACAAAGGTGAGGAATCTCGTCAGGTTCTTCTTCTTATGGGCCCAGTCGGAGCTGGTAAATCTGCACTTACTGAGCACATCAAGAAGGCTCTAGAGCAGAAGAAGTACTTTGCATTGAAGGGTGATCCACACCGTGGTGAACCGTTACAATTAATCCCACGTTCTCTTCGAAAATCCGTAGAAGAATCCTTAGGAGTAAAGATTGACGGTGATATTTCTCCCGTTGCTCGTCATAAGCTTCTCAATGACTATGCTGGAAAGTATGAAGACTTCGAGGTTGAAGAAGTTACATTTTCACAACGAGCTCGTCGTGGTGTAGCTTCCGTTCCTCCAATGGATGCCAACTCCCAAGACGTCTCAGTCCTCATCGGATCTGTTGATATTTCTAAATTAGATAAATTTGCTGAGGATGATCCAAGAGCTCTATCGCTCAACGGTGCATTCAACGTCGGTAACCGTGGTATCGTGGAACTCGTCGAGGTCTTCAAGAACGAAATTGAATTCCTCCACACCATCATCACCGCCACCCAGGAAAAGAGAGTTCCATCTCCTGGTAAATCAGACATGTTACACTTCGACGGTGTCATCCTAGCACACTGCAACGAGGCAGAATGGAATCGATTCCAGTCTGAGCACACCAACGAAGCCATCATGGATCGTATCGTCAAGATCTCCGTCCCATACTGTCTTGAATTGAATCAAGAAGTCAAGATCTATGAGAAGATGTTAGGCAAGTCTGAGTTCAAGGCCCACATCGCCCCACACACCCTCAAGGTAGCATCCATGTTCTCTGTCATGTCACGTCTCAAGGATTCTGCCAAGTGTGACCTTCTCACCAAGATGAAGATCTACAATGGTGAGGAAGTCCTCGAGAAAGGACGCGTTCGTAAGGTAGATATCAAGGACCTACGAGAAGAGGCGAAGCATGAAGGTATGGACGGCATCTCAACTCGTTTCATCACCAAGGCTCTTGACAATGCTCTCACTGCGTCGGATAAGAACATGATCACGCCCATCTCTGTCCTTGACTCATTGACGAAGATGGTCAAAGAGCAATTGATCGATGAAGCCCTCAAGTCAAAATGCCTAGAGCTTCTCCAGAAAACGATCAGAGAAGAGTATTTAAAGATACTTGAGAATGAAATCGCCAAGGCGTTTATCTCAGCGTATGAAGAACAAGCTCAAGCTTTATTTGATTCTTATCTTGATAATGCTGAGGCTTATACAACACGTGCAAAACTCAAGGATAGAGTTACAAAAGAAGAGCGAAAACCAGACGAAGGATTCATGGCCTCAATTGAAGAACAAATCGGAGTTACCGGCTCGTCACGAGACGGATTCCGTTCAGACGTCACCGCCTACATGTTTGCCAAAATGAGGCGCGGCGAGAAGGTCTCTTTCAAGACCTATGAGCCCCTTAAGAATGCAATTGAATCATACTTGATCTCTTCAGTCAGGTCAATGGCTCGTATAGTGACCAAGTCAAAGACACGTGACGAGGATCAACAGAAGAAATACTCAGATATGGTGGAGACTCTTATGAAAGAGTATGGGTATTCAGCAGAATCTGCGGAGGAGATCCTAGTCTTTGCTTCAAATAATTTGTGGAGAGATTCTTAGTAGAAATTATTACTAGCGTAATTTAACAATTCTTGAATGTGCCGTATAGCTATTATTATGCGGCACATTTATACTTTTAGGAATTTAGTAAACGGTAAGATTTACGTTGGGCAAACAAATAAACCAAAAAAAAGATTATGGGAGCACCTTCATGCTGCAAAAGAAGGTCATAATAGCTTGTTATGTTATGCAATTAGAAAGTACGGAGAAGAAAACTTTCTATTTGAAGTAATTGAAGAATGTGAAGATGAAGTCACTAATCAAAGAGAAGAATTTTGGATATCACATTTTGATTCTTTTGAAAACGGATACAACATGACAACAGGAGGCGATCATTTTTCACTTTCAAAAGAAGCAAAGAAAAAAATTGGGGATAGGTTCCGCGGAAAACACCTCTCCGAAGAACACAAACAAAAGCTTCGCGAAGCCAACAGGGGGAAAATACCACCCTGCACTGATGAAACGCGGAGGAAACGATCTGAGTCTATGAAGGGAAAGAATACCGGCCCTAAATCAGAAGAACATCGTAGGAAGTTATCAGAGGCCAGAAGAAAATGGAGTTTGACAGAAGAACAAAAGAAGAAGATAGCTGAGAATAGAAAACCTGTCTCTGAAGAAACGCGTAAAAAGATTTCTGAGGCAGGTAAAGGAAGAATAGTTTCGGAAGAAACACGTCGTAAAAAGTCAGAATCTATGAAAGGTAAAAAATTTGGTTCTCCCTCTCAAGAAACGATTGAAAAACGCTCTGCAAAAAACAGAGGCAAAAAGAGGTCAGAAGAACAGAGACAACGAATGAGAGATGGATGGAAACGTAAGCGTGAAGAAAAAGAAAGATTGAAATTACTTGAACAAGGATCTTCTTGAATAAATCTAACTAAAAAAGCCGGGGGAAACCTCGGCTTTATTTTTTTTTATTTTTTAATGTCTTGTAAAGATAC